ATACGATACAATGCGAGACTTTGCCATTGCTAAAAATATTAGTTACAACGGCTCAATATTTAACTCCGATTGGACTATTAACATTGATGGCATTGATAAAAGTAAGCAAGTTGAAATTGGTATAATTGCAAGGGCAAATGATAAATTAAGCAGAATTAATAAAGTAGGTTTAACAGGTTTCAATGAAGATAACCTAACCGATTTGATAGGATATTTAATGTTGCTTAAAATCCACAAAAACACAATTAATGTTGATAATATAAAACAAAAATAAAAAATTATGACACCAAAAGAAAAAGCAGAAGAATTGTTGAATAAAATGAAATTAGGATGGATGCACTCTTGCACTCATTTTATGGCTAAGAAATGTGTTTTAATAACTATTGATGAGGTAATAGATGCTTGTGAAATAAATATGGTAGAATCCTACAATACTGATTGGTGGAACAAAGTTAAACAAGAACTTGAACTTCTTTAGAATATTCAAAGCAAAATGAGTGGTAACTTTATTATAACATTTATATCATTAAATGATACATTTGTAATAAAATCAATCAGCAAATAAAGGAATATAATTTTCTGTATAATTCTTTTCAAAAGTATCAAATTTATTAACGGCAAATAATATTGAGCCGTCGGATAAATATACCTTAGTGCATTCTTTTGGATTACCTTCTGTATCAAATAATACATAGGCTCTAAAAGCTACAATTACAACCTCAGCAGTTTCTAAGGCGAAGTTAAAGAATGCCCACTCACCGAATGGCTTGCCGATTATATCGCCGTATTCACTAAACTCTTGTGTTTCGTGTTTGTCTATAATTCTAAATTTAAATAGTGCCATATTAATAAACTTTACCTTTAATTATTTTTAGATTTTCTAAATTATATTCACCCGTTTTAATATTCAATTCGCAATACGCGAATCCCAAATTATGGCGATTAATCGGCATATACAAAGGGTTGAGGTCGCATAAACAACCAACTGAATTAACGGCTATAATATCGCCATTCATTGTTGTTTCTGTATTACTTGACGTTTTATGATAGTGGCCAACTATTACATTTGATAGTGTTTTTAAAAATGTAGCGCGCGCGGGATTAACACCACCAGCACCACCACCAGCTAATTCGTGGCCATGTAAAGCAGTTAGTTTACCAATCTTAATAGGCTTTTTATCCTTTACAGTTTCAATCTTAAGTTCGCCTAATCTTAATAATACTTCTAATTGAAAATCGTTTACATCAAATATTTCAGGGGCTTTTGAATATAAAAACTTTTCCCAACGCTCATCATGGTTACCGTGCTTAAATACTATTTTTGTTTTTGGAAAATTAATGCGTAATGATTTTAAAAACATTCTAACTGCATCAAATTCTTCTGCTATACTTCGCGCCCTAAAATCTTTTTCGTGTCGGCTAATGTTAGCGAAATCAATCAAATCGCCATTAATTAATATGCAATCTATTTTCTTTGATTTACCATAGTCAAGTGCTAATGTAATGGCTTCATTATTTTGATACGGAAAATGTAAGTCAGAAATAATTAATATTCGACTTTGTTTAATTTCAAATGGCGAATAATCGTTCGCGTAACTTTCTGGTAAATCATAAAAACTTTTACGATTATTTTGAAATTGACTTTTGTTAGTTGTGCCATTATTTCTTTTGCCAACGCTACCAACTACTACGCGAATCAAAGTTCTAATGGCTTCTATGTTATTAAAGCTAGTAGGATTTTCTTTATAAATTTTACGCGCTAAACTTGTATAATTTGAATCGGGAAATTTTTTTAAATAAGTCCTTACGATTTCATTTTTTAAAGTTGGTTTACCAGCCATGTTTTATAAGTTTTCAACAAATATAATAATTTTATTTATATTTGCATATATGATAAAATTAAATATAAAAGCGTTAAGTGTAAACAAAGCGTTTCAAGGTCGTAGATTTAAAACTCCTGAATACAATAAATTTATTTCAAACATGTTATTGGTGTTACCTAAGTTAAAAGACGTTCCAGCAAAAGATATACGTTTAAAAATTGATTTTGGATATAGCTCAAAACTTAGTGATATTGATAATGGTTTAAAAACATTTTTAGATTGTTTAGTTAAAAAATATGGCTTTGACGATAGGTATATTGTTGAATTACATGTAACCAAAACAATAGTAAACAAAGGCGAAGACCATATTAAATTCACTTTTTATTAAAATATTTGATAATAAATTTTTTTATTCAAAAGTTTATTTGTAATATTGTCAAATATTAATCAATTAAATACTACTACAAATGAAAACACTCCATGAAGCTCTACGTGAGTTTAACAGAACAAATCCAATTCTTAAGCCAAGGTTGTGCCTTAATGAATTAACAGGTTACTACCTTGTTACATTAGCTTTTAGCAAAGCGTATTGTGAATCTAAAAATCTAAAAGTTATATTATGACAAAAGAGGAAATAGAAGAGCAAACACGCAGAGCTTTAATCGTATTTTGTGCAAATGCATTAGTTCAAAATGAGCAATACACTCACTTTTTAGGACGCTTTAAACATTTAGAAAAGCAAAAGTTTAACGACCTTATTCGTGCAAGTGATATGTTTGTTAAAACGATTAAAACAAACTTAGACGAAGTAAGTTTAAAAGCAGTTAGTGATATGGAAAACTACATGCATGATTTCATATTTACATTAATTGAAGGCAAAGAATATATTAATATTAAAACAAAATAAAATGACAGAATATCAAAAATTTATAGAAAATAAAAAACATCTATTAGGTAGTTTTGGTTTTGAGCCAAATTACATTCCTGACATTGCTTTTGACTTTCAAAGATTTATTATTGAAAAGGCAATAAGAAAAGGTCGAACTGCTATTTTTGCAGATACTGGATTAGGTAAAACTTTAATTCAATTATCAATAGCTAAAAATATAATTAACCATACTAATAAAAAAGTATTAATTTTAACTCCTTTAGCCGTTGCATTTCAATTTATTTTAGAAGCTGAAAAGTTAGGAATAGATGATATTGAATATTCTAAAGATGGTAAACATACTAAAAAAATAGTTGTTTGTAATTATGAGCGTTTACATTATTTTAATGAGAATGATTTTGTTGGAATAATTTTAGACGAAAGTTCAATACTTAAAAACTTTGATGGTAAAATTAAACAGGAGGTTACTGCTTTTGTTAAAAAAATACCATATCGTTTTTTATCAACTGCTACTCCATCCCCTAATGATTTTATTGAATTAGGTACAAGTTCAGAAGCTTTAGGATATATGGGTTACATGGACATGTTAGGTAAGTTTTTTAAAAACAATCAAAATTCAGTTGATAGTAATAATCGTAACATTGGCGAAAAGTTTTATTTGAAACCACATGCTGAAAATGATTTTTTTGCTTGGGTTAATCAATGGTCAATAATGGTTAAGATGCCAAGTGATTTAGGATTTTCAAACGAACGTTATAATTTACCTAAACTAATAGTAAATAAACATATTATTGAAAACCAATCAATGTTTGATATTAATGGTCAAACTACTATGTTTGTTCCTATTGCTAAAAGTATGACTGAAGTTAGATTGGAGCAAAAGCAAACAGAGGATAAAAGATGCGAAAAGGCTATTGAATTAGCAAGTGGAAAAAATTCTGTTTATTGGTGTAATACAAATAATGAAAGTAGTATTTTAAAACATTCGGATAAAGATGCCGTTGAAATTATAGGTAGTCAATCTATTGATAAAAAAGAGGAAATACTTTTAGCCTTTGCAAAAGGAGATATTAAAAGACTAATTACAAAAGCTAAGATGACATCTATGGGTTTAAATTGGCAGCATTGTAATCATTCTGTATTTTTTCCAACATGGAGTTATGAGCAATATTACCAAGCTATAAGACGTTTCTGGAGGTTCGGACAAAAGAATGATGTTGTTATTGATATGGTAATTTCAGATGGACAAACCAGAGTTTTAGAAGCCTTACAACAAAAAACACAAAAAGCAATTGAACTACATAAAAACTTAACTGAAAATGTTAATCGTAGTTTTGAAAATAAAGTAAAAGAATTCACAAAAGAAATAATTAAACCTAAATTTTAAAAATAAAAAAACATGGAAAACAAAGTAAAAGACCAATTAGTAACAGATAATTATGCAATCTATAATAGCGATTGTATGTTAGTTATGCCAACTTTAGAAACTGAAAGTATTGATTTATCAGTTTATAGTCCGCCATTCGCTGGACTTTACAATTATTCAAGTAGTGAAAACGACTTTAGTAATTGCGAAAGCAAAGAACAATTTTTGGATCAATATGAATTTCTAATTAAAGAAATTGCAAGGGTTACAAAAAAAGGTCGTATAACCGCAGTTCATTGTACGGATGTATTTGATAACACATGTAGACTATGGGACTTCCCAAATGAAATAATAAGACTTCATACTAAGTATGGTTTTGAATATCGTAATCGTATTACAATTTGGAAAGAGCCTTTAAAAGTTCGTATGCGTACTATGGTTCAATCTTTAATGCATAAATTTATTGTTGAAGACAGTACTAAATGTTTTACTGCCATGCCTGATTACATTTTAGTATTTACAAAAAAAGGAGAAAATGAAGTCCCAGTAACTCATGATTTTGGTTTAAAAAGATATGCGGGTGAAATTCCAATTTTACCAAATATTTTAAGAGCCTGGAATAATGCAAATGAAAGTGATTTAAATGAAGTTGAATTGTGGGAATATTTAAAAACTAAATTTGAAAATTCAGAAGACCCAAAATCAAATAAGTTAAGCCATTATATTTGGCAACGTTACGCTTCGAGTGTTTGGGACGATATTAGAATTGATAATGTTTTACCGTTTAGAGACTCAAAAGAGGAAGACGACGAAAAGCATGTACATCCTTTACAATTAGATGTAATTGATAGGATAGTAGATTTATATTCTAATCCTGGAGAAGTTGTTTTAACTCCATTTATGGGTGTTGGTAGCGAAGTTTACAGTCCCGTTTCTTTAGGTCGTAAAGCTATTGGAATTGAATTAAAGGATAGTTATTTTAAACAAGCTAAAATTAATTTATCTTTAGTTGAAAAAAGATTTGCTGAAAACGTAAAACAGGAAAGTTTATTTTAATTAGTTTATTAAAAAACAATTTACTATCTTTGTGAACGTTGTCTGGAAGCAACTATTTAATCACATTACTTAAAAACCTCTTTACTGCGAGACTTCCAGCTCAAAGTTTAGGGGTTTTTGCTTTTAAAAATTATGTCAAAAGAATTACCTTATTTTAAATTTGAACCCAATGAATGGGAAAATGGAAATATTCAAATATTTTCACATGCTGAAAAGGGAATATTTATAGATTTATGTTCAATGTATTGGTCTAGATTAGGAGATGTTTCTTACAAATTAGCAGTACAAAAAATATGCGGTGGCAATGCGAACGCATTACAATCGCTTTGCGATGGCAAAATATTTGATATAATTGATGATAATATTTACATCAAATACCTATCAGAACAACTAGCAGAATTTGAAAATGTTAGTGAAAGGAATAGTAAAATAGCTCGTGAAGGATGGGAAAAAAGGCGTAAACAAAAGGATATAAGCGAACGCAATGCGAACGCATTACAATCGCAAAGCGAACGCAATGCCATAAGAGAAGATAAGAGAATAGAAGATAATATAAATATACACTTTGATATTTTTTGGAATCTTTATAATAAAAAAGTTGGAGATAAAAAGAAATTAGAAAAAAAGTGGAATAAATTAAAAAATGATGAACGTCAAAAAATAATTGATACTTTGCCTAATTTTTTAAATTCAATAAAAGACAAACAGTATTTGCCATATCCAGAAACTTATTTAAATAATAGTAGATGGAATGATGAGGTATTAATTTCAAAGCCTATTCTTAGGGATGAAGAATTTATGCGTAACGCTGGAAAAATGTAAATATGGAAAATTATAGTTATTACGGTATTGAAGTACCTAGCAATAAAAATAGCGGAGAATACAAAACAACTTGTCCTAAATGTTCTCATACTCGAAAAAAGAAAACAGATAAATGTTTAGGAGTTAATTTGGATAAAAACGTTTGGAATTGTATTCATTGTAATTGGAAAGGCAGATTAAAAGAAAATAAACCTATGGATAAAAAAATATACTCAAAACCAGTTTGGAGAAATAAAACGGACCTATCCGATAAAACTATAAAATATTTTGAATCCCGTAAAATTAAACAAGAAACACTAATCAAATTTAAAATTACAGAATCAATTGAATATTTTACAGAATTTGGAAATGTTAATTGTATTAACTTTAATTATTTTGATAGTAACAACGAGCTAACTAATATCAAATATAGAGGCCCTAAAAAGAGTTTTAAGCTACATAAAGACTCAAAGCTAATAATGTACAACCTAAACAATATAAACTTCGCAGAAAGGATTTATATCGTCGAAGGAGAGCCTGACTGTTTAACATTGGACCAATGCGGTTTTAAAAACGTTTTATCAGTTCCTAATGGTGCTAGCACAGGTGCAAACAATTTATCCTACTTTGACGATATTGTTGACTTATTAGACACTTGCCCTGAAGTATATTTATGTTTAGATAATGATATTGCGGGTAGGAACTTAAGAGACCAACTAGCAGACCGAATAGGTAAAGAAAATTGTAAGATAGTAGAATTTAAAGATTGCAAAGATGCCAACGATTGTTTAGGTAAATACGATTTACAAGCAGTTATCGAAAGTATTGCAAGTGCTAAAGATTATCCTTTAGAGGGTGTTTTTACAGTATCGGACCTATCGGACGATATTAATGATTTATACGAAAATGGCTTAGACAAAGGTGTTGATTGTAAAATAGACGGATTTAATTTAAATATCGTTAAAGGCTATTTATCAATTATAACAGGTATTCCATCACATGGCAAATCCGAATGGTTAGATAATATTTGTGTTCATTTACGTAGGCATCACAATTGGAACGGTGCTTTTTATAGCCCCGAAAACAGACCTAGTCAATTACACTTTAGTAAGTTGGCACGTAAAATTATAGGTAAAGCTTGGGACGGACCAAATAGAATGAGCCATTATGATTTAGATAATGTTAAAAAATACCTCAACAATAAATTCTTTTTTATTAAACCTGAAACTGATTTTAGTTTAGATTCTATTTTAAACCATTGCAAACAACTTAAAAAACGTAAAGGTTTAGATTTTTTTGTTATTGACGCATGGAATAAGTTAGAACATAAAGGGGATGGAAGTACAAATGATATTGGTAGATCCTTAGATAAAATAGTTACTTTTTGTGAGGTTAATAACGTACATTGTTTTTTAGTAGCTCACCCAACTAAAATGAAAAAAACAGACGGTAAAAACTTTGATATACCTACTCTTTACGATATTAACGGTTCGTCAAACTTTTACAATAAAGCCGATAATGGCATTTGTGTTTATAGGGATAAAGCTTTAGGCATTGCTTATGTTTATACTCAAAAAGTAAAGTTTAGCCATTGGGGAGAAGAAAGTATGGTTTCTTATGCTTATGAGCCAAATAGCACCAGATACTACAAAGGAACGCCAGACTTTAGTAATTGGATTAATGATGTTCAAGAACAAAAAAGTTTTAACTTAGAACCTAATAATGATTTCTTAAATAATGATTTAATCAATAACAATATCGAAAACCCTTTCTAATATGAAATACTTTGAAATTTTATACATAGCCCCTATTTGCCAAAAAGTAAATATAAATGGCTGGCAATTCTTAATTTATTGTAATTAAATTTTTTTATTCAAAACTTTATTAATATATTTACAACATGAAAAAAATACTACTCACATCTTTTGCGATTGTAGCCTTATTAGGTTCTTGCAAAAAAACAGAAACGACAACTCCTACAACAGTTGCACCAACTCCTACTATTCCGTCTAACATTAAAAACGTTACAGTCGTTATTAATAAAGGCGGATTAAACCAATTCACTAACATTAGATGGTCTTATACACCAAGTGTTGATTCGAATTACAACTCCTACAACAATGGTTTTATTAGAACTTACTCTAACACCACAACAAGTGATTCAATCTTTATTTATTCAAGTAGCCGTCATTTAAGTTTTCCAGACCAAGTATCTGACCAAGTTAGCGTATACGTCAACGGTGTCTTAAAAACTACTTACTCAGGTGTTGGTGACTTTAGAAAAGTTTATATTAGATAATTGACAAAGCAATCTCAAATATCCGATTTATACAAAGATGCAAGCCTTAAGGCAAATGCCAGAAAGCTATGCAATAATCGGTTTATTTGGGAAGACTTATATCAAGAAACGTTCTTATACTTATACTCACTCGATGACGATAAATTCAATAGGATAAACAATCTTAAGGCTTTTACATTCTCTGTTATGTTTGGCAAAGCAAATAGTCAATCCCGTTCATTTTGTCTTAATGGCAAAGACAACGTACTATTCGAAATGTGTAACTCATTCAAGTCAACTGATAATGTTAATCAAATTGATAACAATTACAATTATAAACTTGATACCGACTTTGAGAATGTATTTAACTTTTTAAACACTAACAAGAATATTAAAGAAGCCGATGTGTTTATCCTATTTGAAAACTTAGCGGGTAAAAAACTTACCGAAATATCAAAGGAACTCGATATAAATTATCGATTGGTTAAAAGAAATAAGGCACGAATTATTAAACAAATTAAAACAAACGTAAAATTATGATTAAAGAAAATAAAGAATTTATCTTAGGTGTAGTTGCATACGGTAACAAACCAGATGCATCCAACTCAACTATGTTAGCAATCGTTAATGAATACGCTAATCTAACAGGCGAAACAATTGACTTAACTAAATGCCTTACATGTGGAGAAAATAGTGTATTCGATAAAATATATCAATATGCAGTCGATAATGAATTATGGGAAGTTAAAGAGAAACCAACTAAAAAAGCTAAGTAATGGAAGTAACAGTAACCGAATTATTAGACTATCATATAGCTAAGCTACCTGATAATCATTTAAAGAAGCGTCAAGTCTTAGCAATGGATTCAGATCAATACAAACAACTTTGTGCTGAATTGAAACGTGAGGTTAAAAAATATAGAGGTTATAGAGTTTTAAAAGTAGTAGAGGATGCAGAAAATTGAATTAAACATAAATAATATATTTAATGAATTAGCTAAATTACATGCTGCATTACCTAATGAACTTTTAAAAAAAGATATAGTAATTTTTTGTAATTATAATACGTTAAATATTTATAAAACTGCATATTGTTTAAAATTTGGTTATTCTTTACCAACTGATTTAAATTTTATGGGAATAAGATTTATGATAAATAAATTTACTCCTGACAATGTAATGGGAATAAGTGAAAATCCATATTGGAATCAAACAAAAATATAATATGAGCTTTGAGAATTACCTATTAGAATTAGGATATAAAAAACAGGTTTATGATCATAAAACAAAAACCTTAGTCGATGTTAAAGAGTTTGATATACTTTCAACTATGGGACATATTTGTTTTTATTACACAAAAGATAATCACAAACAAATAGTTTGGGGATTACATGAAATACATAAGCCACCTACTTTAATTAGTCCACGTCCAGACTTTATATCAAACGATGACGAAATGAATAGGTTTATATTATCACATACAAACGAGGAACTTTATAATTTAATTAATGACTAAGATTCATAAATACTTTAATTTTCAATTAATGAAATGGATTGACGGATATAAAATATTCGGCATCTATTTTCTTAAATTAAGTCTTTATAAAGAAAAAACTAAATACATTATATCATTTAAATTACCATAATGGCAAAGCATAAATATATTGAAACCCCTGAAAAGCTATTAGAGTTTTGGGAAATGTATAAAAAGGATGTTAAAAACAATCCACGCTTTAAATATATCCTTTCTCAAAAGACAGGTGAAATGGTAGCCGAACCATTAGAAAGACCACTTACTCAAGTAGGTTTTGAAGCATATTGTTATCGTAAATTTGGAGTTACAATTAGACACTATTTTGATAACCAAGATAATAGATACGATGAATATTGTGTTATCTGTACGCATATAGTCAACGAGAGAAAGGATGACCAAATAGATGGCGGTATGGTAGGACAATATAATTCGAGCATTACACAGCGTTTAAATGGCCTTACAGAGAAAACTGAAAGTGTGGTTACAACATCTATAAACGTTTTAAACTTAGATCCATTGGATGATTCAAAAGACAACCTCCTTACTTAAGATAGCATCTTTAAAGAAAAGGATTAAAGTAATAAGAGGTGGGCAAGGTGCGGGTAAAACGATTTCAATATTGATATTGTTAATTAACCACGCAGCAAGTAAGCCAGATAAAGAAATACTGATACTATCATCCGAATTAACTAAGATGCGTTTAACGGTTATTAAAGACTTTGTTAAGCTAATGAGGTTAATAGGTATCTACGACGATTCACGTTTCTTAGCGGGTACTTTATACCGTTTTCCTAACGGCTCATTCATTAAGTTTATAGGTTTGGATAAGTCCGATGTTGGTAAGGGTTTACGTTCCGATGTCGCTTACTTCAATGAGGTTAATAAGATTGACTTTGAAAGTTATAGGCAAGTGGCTTCACGTGCCGGCCAAGTGTACGCCGATTATAATCCCGATGCCGAATTTTACATTGACACTGATGTAGTTGGACGTCCTGACTGCGACTTCTTACAACTTACTTTCCAGGATAACGAACTACTATCTGAAAACGAAAGGAGTGAAATTTTAAACTATTACACTAATGGCTATTATGAGAATGGCGAAGTAAAGAATAAGTATTGGGCTAATCTATGGAATGTTTACGGCTTAGGTAACATTGGTAACTTACAAGGCGTTATCTTTGAGAATTGGAATGAAGTTGACGCAATCCCACCAAACGCCGAATTTATATCCTATGGTATGGACTGGGGTTTTACAAACGATCCAACTACTTTAATCGAATGTTACCGTTACAACGGCGAACTTTACGTTAATGAGTTAATATACCAAACAGGTTTAACCAATAGCGACATAGTACTTAAAATGAATGAATTAGGTATTAATCGATATGCCGATATAATAGCGGATAGTGCCGAACCAAAATCAATAGAGGATGTTTATCGAGGTGGGTATAAAAACATTTATCCCGCATCAAAGGGGTCGGATTCGATTCGTAATTCAATTGACACTTTACAACAATACACAATCAATATAACTAAGTCAAGCACTAATTTAATTAGAGAATTTAGAACGTGGCGGTGGGCGGTGGATAAGGAGGGTAAACAACTTGGAACCCCTATCGATAGGGATAATCACGGAATTGACAGTTTACGTTATATAGCTTTAAACAAAATAAACAAGAGTTCAAAGATTGAATTATTATAAGTCCCTTTTATTAATTTTTAATACTTTAAAACAATGAGATTTGAAGATTTAACAGTACAACAATATATTAGCCTATCTAAACTACCTAAGGACTTAGAGCCATTGGATAAGATAGCTAATGAAATGGCTATTGTAACAGGCAAAACATTAGAAGAGGTTGAATTAATGGACGTTAATTACATCATGTCCAAAATAGCATTCTTAAAACAAGTGCCTACTAACTTAGATTTCAAGCGTAAACTAAGAATAGGTTTTAAGTATTACAGTCCTTCAGTTGAATTGACTAATATATCTGTTAATCAAATGGTTGACTTCTATTCACTTTATAAGAATGAAGCTCAACTTAATGAATTATTAGCAGTTATTTATCGTCCGAGTAATGGAGTTTACCACGCGTCTAACCATTCCTATGTAGCAAACAAAATGTTATCTAAAAGAATAGGCGACGTTTTAGGGGCTGTTTTTTTTTCGCTAAGATTTTACAATCAATGCGAGAAACTTATACAGGAATATTTAGCGAAGAATCAACAATTGTTAGCGCAGATGATGGACGAGATACAGAAAGACAAAGAGTTTCAAGCTTTCTTGAGCAGTGGGGGTGGGAGTACAACATAGACCAATGTGTACAAAATGAAAGGGTTACGTGGGAAGTAGTTTACAATTGGAACTTAGTACAATTTATGAATAAGATTAGTTACTTAAAAGATAAAGGGAAATTTGAAATAGCGTTGAATGGCATTAGGTGATGAAATAGATAAAATACTTGTTGAGTTTGGGGAGTCGACTGTAAACGATGTTAGAGCTAACTTAGATGCTGCAGTGTCTTACGGTGGGCAAGCGTCGAGATTAAGTGCTAAGATTAACTACATACCGCCACGTAATGTAAACGGGGCTATTGTTTTACAGATTGAAATGCCTAAGTACGGTTACATACTTGATAAAGGGCGTGGAGCTGGTGGCGAAATAAGTAGAGACGAAATAACATCATTAGAAAAATGGATTGTAAGACGTGGTTTAAAGCCTAAGATGTCAGAAGCTCGAACTAAGATGTCAAAGGATAGGAAAGTTGCTAAGCCTATTAAAACACAAAACAGAGAGAAAGCAGTTAAACAGTTTGCTTTTGCCATTGCACGTAAGATACAAAAGAAAGGACACTCGCAACCATACAAAGACCAAAAGTTAGGGTTTTGGAGTAAAGTAATAAACGACGGTCGATTGGATGAGTTGACTAAAAGAATAAGTGAAGTATTAAAAACAGAAGTAATAATTGAAATAAACGATGGCATTAACCGTATCTAGTACCCCTCAACTATACACACCCGCTTATAATGAGCAGATATTCGTTGCACTATCTAATCAAATTGCTATTAGTGATTTCTATTACTTAGTTCAATTTCAGGTAGGTAGTTCAATTATTTACACTAAAAAGATATTGCAAAGACCAGATGGCTATTGCGTATTTGATGCCATTGAAGTAGTTAAGAATTATATTAAGCATTCATTCAATCCAACTGTTACGGGTGTTACCTATGCGACTGATAGTGCAGTGGGTGTTACCGTTTACATTAAAGAGTTTTATTCGGGTGCAGTTCAAAGTACTTACACTTATAACTATGTAGCGTGGAATGCTTGTTTAGATGCCGATACATTTAGCACTTTTGATTATAGAGACTATGTAAGTAATGGCGGTGAGGTTAAACTACTTTCACCTAATGCAACCGAATACTTAGTGCCAAATGGCAAAGTAGATATTAAGGCCGATAATTGGTTACACTTTTTTAAGTCCGACTTTACTTATATTGATTTTAGTTTATATCGTTCAAGTGGTGCATTAAAGGGTTCTATAACTAAAACTATTCCAACGGGTGCTTATATCCATTACATAAATGCTGGTGCTAAATTATGGGACGGCTCAGGATTAACGGTTAATGTTGGCGATTATGTAGAAGTAAATATCGAAGGTGATACTGGTACATCAACTTATTCATTCACATTTACAGATGTTTGTTCAAAGTCAGTTCAATACAATGTTTATTATTATAAGCGTAACGGCGCAATTGGATTTAAGACGTTTGAATTAGTTAGTCAAGAAACAATGACTAAGAAAACGAATACAGTTAGAATGAATACCAAAACATTAGTAGGTGGTGTTTATTCAGCTCCAAACTATGCAAGGGAAAAAAGCACCGTTTCAACTACAAGTCAAAAGTCAATTACTTTAAATACTAATTGGATAACCGAGCAACAAGCAATTGAATTAAACGAATTGTTTGATAGCCCTATGGTATGGTTGCAATTAGAAACAGGCGAATATAAACCGATCACAATAACTGATAATTCATATAAATTTAGCAAGCACGTTAATGATAAGTTGTTTAACTATTCAATAACGGCTGAATACGATAACACTGAAACTAGACAAAGAGGTATATAATGGTAAGGACAAGATTAGAGATAGCGGATACAAGCGTGCCATTTGCGGAACAGATACCCGTTAGCATTAACTATAATATTGCGGATGTTCGTGAGCCAGATAAGTTTAAAAGCTCATGGTCTAAGACTATTCAACTATATGAAACAAACGCTATAAACATATTGTTTGAGAATGTATTTGAGGTTAATGCAGTTACTAATACTTTCAATAAGAATAAGAAAACTAAGGTTAAATACTATGTAGATGACATTGTAAACTTAGAAGGGGATTTACAACTGCTTAAGATAACTATCAATGCCGATAATTTAAAGATTTATGAATGTGCTTTAAAAGGTGAGGGTGCAAGTTTCTTTGGAGATATTGGAGATTATTACATAACGGGTAATCCCGATACGGTAAATGATTTGGACTTTTCAGCATACAACCATACTTACAATCGTGGCAATCAAATAGCATCACGTTCAAGTGCTGGTGCTGGTTTTGGATATATTTACGGGCATATTGAAAATGGTAACAACGGTGGGAACGAAACAGTATTTAGTGTAGCAGACTTTTTACCTATGTTTCACGTTAGAGAATACGTTAAAAAGATAATTGAAAAAACGGGACGTACTTATACCTCATCTATTTTAGATAGTGCCGAATTTAGAAAGCACGTTGTTTATCCTAATCTTAGCACTATAAATTTAACGCCTACTCAAATAGCTAACAAACAGTATTACGTTGGTTTGACAAGTGATTACACTTTAACTCAAAACACATTTGTTGACGTTGACCATACAAGAGAAACCGCTCCATTCTTTGATACGGGTAATCAATCGTTTGGCTGGTATGTTCAAATAGCATCTAATGGTAATTATAATACGGTTGCTAATAACGTGTACGATGTTAGAATGACTCATACCGATTCAACGGTTGCTTATTGTAGTATATCTAATTTTATTAGTTCATTAGCCATTGTAAAAAGTCCAAATGGTGGCGTATCATTTTTTAACTTAGTAAGCGATACTACTTTATTAGTAAGTCCATTTGCATCTTTAAATAAGAATGTGAGTTACCAATACACGCATCAAATAGCAAGTTCTAATCCATTAAGTGGCGGTGATAGGTTGTATCATGCTACAATGTATGATTACGGCGTAGTTACATACTATGATTCAACAGGTGTTCAAGTTACAACAGGAACGGGAACTATTACCGTTAAATTAAAAAGCGGTGTAGATGGTACTTCATTTTATTCTTTGCTTACAAACAAGTCAGTCCAAGATGGTGATTTACTTTTGGCTAATTCATGTTTGCCGAATAAGATTAAGCAAAAAGACTTTTTAAAGTCGATTATTCAAATGTTTAAACTTCAAATTGAAGTTGATAAAAACAACCCTAACAATTTAATAATTGAAACGTTTGATGTATTCCATAATGGTGGCATATTGAATTATGAGAATAAAACAGACTTAGACAAAGAGCAAACAAATAACATTAATACACTCGATGCTAAGCGTTACATTTTTCGATACAAGCCTGATACTGATTATTATAATAACCTATTCCAAACTAAGTATAACGAACCATTTGGTACTGAAAACATAAACGTCGAGAATGAATTTAGTGTGGCAGAAAATGTTAGTGAGGTTATATTTTCGCCAACTCCAAACGTTGCTAACTATCAATTAGGTATTATAGTTCCTAAGATATTTAAAAAAGAAAACAATGTTATTACTACAACAACTCCAAACATACGAATACTAACGTCTGGCGGTGTTAAAACGTCTGCTAACAATTATACTTATAAAGGCTTTGGATTAACCGATTTGGTAACTAATCAATATTTATATGTTGGCCACACAAACGATCCACTACAACCTACTATCGACCTTTCGTTTGGTTTACCTAAGGAGGTGTTTTATACTTTTATAAATACATTCTTTACAAACAATAACCTTTACAACCGATACCATAGAAACTACATTTTAAATATATCCGATAGGGATGCTAAGTTTATTACTAAGTATTTGTGGGTTAATTCACTTGACATAAACAAGTTTAGTTTTAGGAATAGACTATTTATTGACGGCTCATATTATACGGTTAATCGTATTGAAAACTACACGCCATTAAATGAAACGTCTACTAAATACGAATTAGTTAAATTACTTTATACAAGTGCTTTTGTGCCAACGTCAACTTCATTAACCGATAGTGATTTAGGAACTGAAAGCACCGGTTCGGCAAGGCTATCAAATGGAGTGAATAGCGAAAATACAACTGCAATAGGGGATTATATTATAAGTCCTTCAAGTTCACGAAATGTTTTAGTCGTTGGCGATTACACGCAAGTACCCGAAAATGTGGATGGCTTTGTACAATTGAATGGCGTTTATATTCCTAAGGTTGCAAATGGTACGGCGATAAATGAAATAGGTAGCGGAACTTATTATTGTAATGAAGCAGACGGAACTATTTTAATTAATCCTACAATATCAAACGTTGATATTTATTTACCACTTAATAATTTAGAAACAGTTACATACACTATTGACGGACTTTTAAAAACGATAACATACGGTAAAAAAATAACATTAAAGCGTATTGATGCCACTGCTAATATAGTTACAATTTATCCAGATGGGAGTGATACAATTGACGGATTTAGCTCTTATACATTAAGCACAATTGATACTTTAAATTTACAATATAACGACGGTAACTGGATAATACTATGATAGAATTTGACGATAAAATAAAACAAGGATTAGCATCTATTTATCTTTTATTTAAGATATATGAAAGCAATGATATTGAATTAATTAATAAAATTAAAGACTTAAATAATGGCAGATAATACGCAAAAGGTTGGAGTACAAGTCGAAGTGCAAGGGGCTGAAAAGTCAATTGCATCAATAAAGGATTTAAAGAATGCTATTAGGGAGGCCAGAGATGAGCAAATTAAAATGGGCGAACAGTTTGGAACTAACTCCAAACAGTTTCAAGATGCGTCAAAGAATGTAGCTAACTTAAAAGATAAAGTTGACGATTTAAGTGATTCAACAAACTCCTTGAAAGGAACGTCCGTTGAACAATTAACGCAAGGATTCGGGCAGTTAAAAGAGGGTGTAATGAATTTAGATATCGATAAAATAAAAATCGGTTTAAATTCTATGAAGTCTGGAATATTACAATTCGGACAATCTGCTATGTCTTCATTAAGTGGTGTGCAAAAAGCTATGATTGCAACAGGTATCGGTGCTTTCATAGTTGCATTAGGTGTTATCATTGCGTATTGGGACGATATAAAAGAATTAGTTAATGGTGTTAGTAGTGAACAAGAAAAGCTAAACAAACAATCACAACAAAATTTAGATACCGAAAAGGCTAAACAAGAAGCATTAGGTAGTCAGGATAATATTTTAAAGCAACAAGGTAAGTCTGAAAAAGAAATTTTACAGATGAAAATTAAACAAACAGATGAAACAATTAAAGCATCTGAAGTTCAAATTCAAAATACCATTGCTACTAATGAAGCACAAGTTAAAGCAGCCGAAAGGAATAAAGAAATATTAGAGGGTTTATTAAAATTTGTATCATTACCAATAACGGCTTTGCTAAAAGGTATTGATGCTATCGGAGGGGCTTTTGGTAAAAACTTTGGATTAGAGGATAAGTTTTTTGGTGGCATATCTAAAATGGTATTTGATCCTGAAGAGGTTAAAGACAATGGCGATAAATCAGTACAAGAGCAACAAAAAGCATTAGCTAAATTAAAGAATGATAGGGCTGGTTTTCAAAACTCTATTAAGAAAATTGACGACGATGCAAATGCTAAGTCAATTGAAAATGCTAATAAATTAAGGGATGCTAATTTAGCAGCTTTAAAACAATTAGAGGACGCTCAAATAAATAATATTACAAATGAAGAGCAAAGACAATTTGCTAAGGCAGTTAAAGATAAAGAACGTAGAGACGAAGATATAAATAATTTAAAGGTTAATCAAGATACAAAGAATGCCTTAATTATTCAATCTGAAATAACTTTAGCTAATCAATTAAAAGCTATTAATGATAAAGCAATTGCCGATAAAAAAGTAATTGACGACAAAGCCGATGCGGATAAAAAAGCACAAGACGAAAAGAATCAAGCGTTTTTAGATGAAAAAAATAAAAAGGATAATGAAGAAGCAGAAAAAAAATTAAAAGATAGGGCAGAGGCTGAAAAACAATTTGAGGCTGCTAAATTACAAATAGCAGTTGACGGTTTAAACGCAGTTCAACAAGTTACAGATGTATTCTTTGCTTTCAAGTCAAGTAAATTAAAGAAAGGTAGTGCGGAAGAGTTAGAACTTGCTAAGAAAGCATTTAACGTTAATAA